CCACCCGTTGCGCGTCGGCCAATCGTACTATTGCATCCCTGTAGTTCTCAACTTGTGCTGTCACAGAATCCCAGTTTGCCTGATTAGTAGCTCGCAACTGTTCCGCCCGCAGATCCGTGATGCTGTTGCTCAATTCAACGATACGCTCTTCTATCTGAGCAACCTCCGTCGAACCCTCCCGCAAGGCAACTGAGTACTGATCCTGCAACGCAATCAAACTGCCCACCTCGGCGTTCAAACGATCCAGGTTATCCGTGTACTCCTCAACTTGAGGTGAAGGAGCTGTACTTCTTTCCAAGTCACTAAACAAGCGTTCCCGAAGAGCTTTCGCTTCCTCTAACGCTTCCTGCAACCTCTGCTTCTCACCTTCGTAGTCGAAAGGAAACAGCCGACCGGACATGTCATACGCCAGAGCTTCCTCTCTACGCCTGCCAAGGTTCAAGTACTCAAGTGTGATGTCTACCAAACGATCCTGCACCTGGCTAAGATCGTCTAGGATCTGCTGTTGGTCTTGGTCTTGACCCTGCAGTACAGCGGCTCTTGCTTGACCCACCTCATAAGCAGCGGTGCGCACTGCTACAATCTGGTCCTCCAGTGACTGCAATGAAATGAGATCCTGATCGGAGGTCCGCTCTATGTCTGCTTTCTCTTGCCGTAGATCCTGCAAACGTTCGGTCAACTGCCCAAGACGGGCGTCCAAGTTCGTAAGATCTTGACTCAAGTAGTCGTACTGTGTCGCAGGTACAAAGCCTTCCTCCTGCAATTCATTTATCCGCTCAATGTGACCCGCTAGCAAGCGGAACAAATCAGTCAACCCCTGCACCGTACTCCGCAAGCTCTCGGTATCCCTAATCGCAATGTTCAAGTCTTCCCAAGCAGAATTCAGTGCCGCCAAATCACCTTCCAAATCGTCAACGCGAATGGCCGCCTGCTCATATGCAACACCCGTGCCCGTTATGTTGTCCTCCAGTTGCCTTAGCAACGGGATTCCATTCGACAGTGCGTTAAAGGCGTTGATGTTCTCAGAACCAAACACCTTTGCACGAGTTGACGTGGTGGTGAACTCGTCAGAGGCGTTCTGCAGCGCCTGACTCAATCCAACAACACTCGGTCGGAAGCTCTCCGACTGCTGCTCCAACTTGAGGAGGATATTTCGAAGCGGGGTACCGGCTTCGGCTCCTCTCAAGCCTACCGACGCAAGCACCTGGATCGCAGCGTTCATTGTTTCGAACGATACGCCTGCCGTTTGTGCTGTGACGCCTGCATTCTTCAACGCGGCCGCCGTGTCCGTTATCTGAGACGCTCCGAACTTGGCACCAGCGGCGAGAACGTTGATCACCCTACCTGCCTGGTCGGCTGCCAAACCAAACTGATTGAGCGAAATGCCCAGGACGTTCGCCGCGTCGGGCAACGTGATACCAGCGGCTTCCGCGAGGCTAAGCGATTCCTGCGTCACCTGCTTCAGAGCGTCCGCGTTGCTGAGCAGGTCCGGCTTGGCAGACGCGATCAACGTAAAGGCGTCTGCTGCCTGCGCCGCTGAGAAGGTGGTCGTAGCTCCCATCTCTCGGGCGGCTGCTGTAAAGAACTCTAGGTCGTTTCCTACCGCCCCGGTGATTGCGGACAGATCCTGGATGGATCCTTCGAACGTTGTTGCAGCAGCCTGCCCCGACGCAAAGGCCCTGACCAAAGATGTGACGCCGGTAAAGCCGACCAACCCGCCTAGAATCGTACCAACACCCCTAAGGGAACTGGCGATGCCTGCGACGGAACGCTTCGCTTGTTCGGAGGCCGTGCGGAAGTCCCCACCTATGTGCCGACGTACAGCTGAGCCGGTGGTACGAGCTTCGGAACCGATGCTCCGAAGCTCGCGTCGGACTACCTGGGAACCCTGTCTCGCTTGGGTCGGGTCTATCCTGACGTCTAGGCTAGCCATTAACCCAGTCCCTTTCGCTGAATGATAGTAGTGTTACCAGACGGTGTGCCACTTTTCCCTGCCTCCTTTTCCGCCTTGGCTCTTCTCAGAGCACTTAACACTTCCAATATCGCGTCTAGGTACACGAGAAACTCTTCCCGATCATCGAATGACTGGATTCCCTGAAAACGACAATACGCCTCAATCTCTGAAAACGGAAACGGTTGCGGGCACCTACGTACCAAATTGCTGTAGTGTGCAAGCAACTCGTTAGCGGTATCTGACAGTTCGGGCAGTCGTTCCAGTGCCTTTACCTTAAATCCCGCCTTTTCTATTTCCAGTAGAGCCTCGTATTGTGGTCCCCAGGAATCCCACCATTCGAAATGCTCGGTTAGTTTCCCACCGTGTCCGCAATCTGTTCCTCCCGATACAACTCGAAGTCGTTGGCGTACGTCAGCACCGTTTCCATCAACTCCGGATACGTCTTCAGGATACGAACACGATTGGCAGGGTTGTCCTTGACGTCCACCAACTGGCCGTCGTCGTCGGTCTCCTGCCACTTGCCGCGAATCTTCAGGAAGACGGTCTTCGCAATGTTCTCGCGAGTGACGTCCTCCATTTTTTCGTCGGAGATGGACAGCCGCCCCCGACGCATGAACGGCTTGAGCGCGTTCTTGTTGAAGTCGCGGAAATTGCGATTGTTCGCACGAGCGATCAGTGCTTCCGCGTCGTCAGAAATACGGCACCACACGCCCTCCATTTCCTTCTCTGAATCCGTGCCAAACTCTTTTGCCAGGTCCATCGTACTACCTCCTTCGTCGCGTTGAAATTACCCCACTGAGAACCGCTCAGCCCTCCCCTGCCGCGCGTTCTGCCTTACGCCGCATTCTTCGTCATCATGAACGTATAACCGCGTGTACGATGCCCCAGCGCACGATAGTCGAACTGGGCCGTCAGGTCCGTGTCTACGCCTCCGGCCACGATACGCGCGTTGCGAACACGTACCCGCGGCATGTCGAAGTAGTAGATGTTGTCGCTGTTCGGCTCCACCGTACGCCACGACACTTCCGTTTCCTGCCTTGCAAGGAACCGGTCGTACAAGCCACCGTCGGAGAAATACATTTCCAACGAACCTTCCACGCTGAAGCGACCCGGACGAATGTCCCCGATGTCCAGCGTCCCGAGCTGCTGTAGCGACCGGAGGTTGTTGCCCAAGTTCATGGTGATCGCCGAAAGCACCACGGTGTCGGGAACATGCAACGAATCGGCCGGTCCTACCTGCAAACCCTTCGTGTCCGCCGGTGAAAAGATGAGGTTCTTCGGAGCCGGCGTTCGCATGGGATTGAATACAGCCGCGTTTGGCCCACTCACCTGTGCATGCTTCTGCGCGGACACTGTGAGATTCGCCGTGACCGAAGCGCCTGCTCGGAACTCCATCGCCATCCCCTGCACCAAGCAGCCGATGTAGTTGTGCTGAATCAGTGGGTCGAGTGCAGAGAACTTCTTCTCGATGGAAAAGGAATGACGTGTCTTTCCGTTCTTGAGATTGGAAGACTTTATCGACCTGCCATTACCAGCGGCGGTGTTAGGTCCAGGCGGTGAAAGTGTCACCGTAGAACCATCGTCAGCCACAGCAGTGACTGTTTTCCACCCATTCGCATTTGCAGCGGCAGGAAACCCTTCCGTTCTTACTCTGTCCCCTACCTTGAGTGCGCCAAACCCAGAGGCCGTGTCTGTGTACACACCTGCGGCGACAGCTAGATTCGCGTCACCTGAAATGCTGATATCCGTCCATGGGTTGAAGAACGCGCTGGGCAGGAGGTCGTCCAGGTTCCCATGTGACAGAGACGTGGGGATGTCGCCACCGAAGGACGAACCCAGCGGAATCACGTCGAAGAACTGCCTGTCGGAGCTGATCTCCGGGCTGTCTTCGTCGTTGATGTTTGCAACGAGCGATTCGGAGTTGTACCGAAGCTCGCGCTTGGCGTTTTCAGGTACGGCGATTCCGAACTGCCCAGCGGCCTCTGCCTGGTATGAGATTTCAACTTGGTTGGCTTCGCTCATTACTTCATCCTCCGTTTAGGTCTGTTGCAATCTTTGAATAAGAATTGCTTCCCCGTCTTCCGTGCCAGTGGAATACCATTCCACCTCCAACTGAGAGGGAGCGTTGGATCCTCCCGAACCTCCTCCCGGAGGTTCCACCATTCGTGCCTTGGTAATGGACACGGACGGGAATGTGAATTTGTACCCATCTTTGGGGGATATAGTTTGTTCCAAATTGAAAGACAATGGGAAACCTCCCAGACTCTCATTGGACTCAAAATCAGACAGCAAAGCGCGGATGGTTCCTTGCGTGTCTTGGTCAAGAACTATGCCTAGAGTACCTCCACAAGAAAACGGGGTTTGCGACAATGCGATATCAAATGGGAATAAAGATCCCAGTCCGTATTTTGGACGAACAGAATTGCGAAAGAAGCAATCTACGAAAACGTGCTTGTCCTCCCCTCCTGACAAGTAATTCCCTACCCTCAAGTTAGTAAGGTTTGATAGCACTACTTCAGCACCTGCGCTCAATTCGTGAAAGTGACGATCATCTTCAAGTCCTTCCGACGAAAAGTCCTCCGGGTATCGTCGACCACTGCCTGCCTCGTAGTCCGTGCAAATGAAACCAAACGTGCAAACACCTAGTTCGCCGACGGTGCTGAGACGTGTTGTATGACTGAAAGACAGGTCATCAATTACCACCCCCTTGAAAACTTGCAATGCCGTGTTTGCAGGTGGATGGCTGCCATCGTCGTCCTGCCTAACCAAAAGAAGACTTCTTCGGTGTGATCCGTTACGGATGAAAGGTCCATCATCCTCAATCACCGCATCCACTACTGGAATACCCAAACCTTGACTTGCAGGACTCGGTTGACTCCATAGAACACTCTGCAGCAAACGTCCCAAGTTTCTCAGACCCAAAGATACCTGACCAACCTGCCTGGCGTTAATCTTCGTAGGTGGCTGTAGAGGCCCTCGACCTGCACTAGTGGCTACCTCGGCTGATTCCTCCTCCTCATATTCAATCCTTACACTGTTGGTTATTCCAGGAAGTGCGCGTCCCCTGAGCACCAAGTCACGCTGAGTGTCGTCGGTCTCCGTACCCGTATCAGGCAAGGCCCCGCGCGCTATGCCAGACCTGAAAGAGGTCTCTATCGCGTAGTAAAGACGTGCGCTCATTGCTCTATCTCAAACAGGTGATGGATGGCGGCTATGTATACCACACCCGCATGGTACCTTTTGCTGTGAAACACAACCCTATCTTCGTTGAATGCGCCCATGTCATCTTTCGGATTGAATGGGACCCATGTGTGGTCGAATGTTCCCAGAGTGCGTTCTATAGCAATGTTGTACACCGCTCCAAATGCCAATCCAGTCGGAGGCTCAAACCAGAACCTGGGATGGTCCTCCGTAGTTACGGGGAAAACGATTCTTGCAGGAGACGCCAATGTAACCCCTACAGGAGAGCCGGCACCCACTACAAAGTCATCCAGATCCTCATTCACCAGTCCGTATGCAAGAGACAAAGCACCAGAAACACCAGCACTGTTTTGACGTACATAAACGGTATCCACGTTGACTTGGTACCAACCGTTCTCGGGACCAATCCTTCGCAGATTCGAACGTCGGCACTGTACAAACCCAGACACATCCGTAAGTGCAATAGACTGCAAGTCGAGGATAGCGGACACAATGTCCGCCACGCGCCGAATGCAATTCGCCTTGGCGTTTTCGGGATGAAAGATCTGGACCGAGATCACCCCGTTGTGCTGACGTATCGGGTTGTCCCCAAGAGTAATCTGTGAGGCCCCCGCTGGCAGTATCGTGAGACGCACCCACACGGTTTCTTGCGGGTTGTCCTGGTCGGGCGTCGGGGCTGTGAACTGAACGTTGTCATACGCCACGCGACAGTCTGCGCGCACTGTAGGGGCACCTAAGGGGTATCCATCCCAATAAGCGTCCGCAGCGAAGAATCGTTCCCACCGGTCGTGGAACCATCCTTCTATAGCAGCACGTTCGGCCTCGAAGCTCATTCGGTTATGATCTCCTGAATCACCTGTGCTACTTCTGCGACGGTGTCTTCCACAAACCCCTTCGGTGCCTGGTCCGAGTGACCATCGTTCAATGCCTGGATGTACGGGAGGTTGTTCGTTATGTGCACCGCGTCGCTGCCGTCCACACTACCCAACTCAGCAGAAGCGTACGCCAGAGCCTTTGCATCCTCCGAAGCGGCGTTCGCCTTGTTACCGGCTTTACGTCGGCTCTTCGATTCCTCCTCTGTCATGGCGTGCGAAGGAGGAGGTGACGGAGCGCCTACGTTGATACCCCAGTTGGACTTGGCACGACCTGTGTCTACAGGGGTTTTCTGAACCACACCCGTGAACACCTGAAGTGCCACACGTTGAGTGACAACCCCTACACCCACGTCCAGTCGGTTTGCGAATGCCTCCAGGTCGGCCTCGAATCGCCTCAGTGCGCGCTCGTCAGGCATCAGCCGCTACCTTCTCGAACTTGCAGGGTGTAAAGAGCCCCGGCCGGGTCCACGGACACATCCACAATCTTCAGCAGGGACGTCCCTACACGCAAACGATCCCGCGTGCTGATTTCCCCATTACCCGACACGTTCACCTTGGACCGTTCTATGAGAACCTGCTGGTCGGTACGAAGAATGATTTCCTCGTCCACCTTGCTGGCCTCGTAGTCAAGCACCAACCCAACCACCACCTCCCGCGCAGGAGCGTACTGCGCCAAAGCTCCAGTCGCTGGATTGTAGTTCTTGGACTCAGCCTGCTGATACCGCTCTATGGTGATGCTCTGCTGAAAGTCCACGAGGAGCTCGAACGCCGAGGCAACGGACGTTTGGACCGTTTGGACCAATCCTTGTACTTCGGGCAGGTTGATGCTCATGTCCGTACCACCCTAAGAGGCGTCTTCCCTACCAACGTGCCCAGACCTTGCAACAGATCCACCACAGTGGCGGGGATGGGCTCCTCCCTTGTCTCGCGCACCTTTTCCCTGTCCTCAGAGAAGCCCAGCCGAATCGGACCCACCGCCACGCTTCGAATTGCTTGCGTGCTGTCACCTGACTCGGCTGCGGTGCGATCCCTTGCAAGAAGCAGCCAGGCAAGCTCCGCAGTGGCCTCCTTCACCTGCCGGGGAATCACATTGTACTCTATGTAGAATCCCTCGCGATCCGTCGCCGAATTTCTTGGCCACTGCAGAGCTTGTTCTTGGTATAACCCGTAGCGGCGTCCGACGAAGCGCACACCATTGTCCAACATTCGCGTGGCCCAGATAAGAGCCTTTTCCTTGTCTGCTGCGTCGGCCGACGCCCACCCCGAATTGTGCAAACGAGTCGCGTGGTACTCATCCGCCTCTTCGACGGTGAGGTAGGAGTTCGAGCGCGGCCCGCCTACTGTGGTGTCCAAAGGCATCACTCATCCTCCTCGTTTTCCGGCTTGTCGGCGTCCGGGTCCATAAACACCGTACCTTGCATCGCCTCGCGTTCAAACTCTTGAGACATCACCCTGCAAGCGCCTATCACGTTATACCAGGAATCAAAGTTTCCCACAATCCAGTAACAAGAATCAACCGCACCTCTTTGACAACAAACCATTCCAAATCCCTGAATCTTCCCTGCTCGGGCTTCCTCAAGGATGAGCTCCAAACGCCGAACTACGTTGTCGTTCGGCTTCGGGTTCTGGCGTTCGGCCAGCGAGACGATTGCCCCGCTGGCCTTGTCCTTGGACTCCGTGTTCATCAGGTGTTGCCTGCCTCGTAACGCTCGTACTGATCGCTGCGCAGCGCGTCGGTCACCGAGATGTCGGGCAGACGATTGCGGAGTTCCTTGAGCTCCGGGTAGCCGTCCTTCCTCCACCAGTCGTCGTTCGCCTTGTCGGGGTCGGCCTCGGACATGGACTGAATCTCGGCGTACACCGCCTCTTCCACCGAACCCTTGCCGCCGCCGTCGACCAGCTCGTGGATGCTCGAATCGAAGTCGGACTCGTTGATCGTCACCACGTCTTCGCCGAACTCGTCGGGCCATAGCACTTCGAGTGTTTTCATCTGCTAAGCTCCTTGGGACAAACCTGAAGAAATCGTCCAAGGGGCACCCCAAGTGAGGTGCCCCAAGAAACGAAATGACCGCCGGCGAATCAGCCGAGGATTCGGACGCCGAGCTCCGGACGCTGAATGATGCAGCCATAGAGCAGGTCGAAGGACCACTCGGTCTGCTTGTGCTGCCTCGACACCTCGAGACGAAGCGTCAGTCCGGTGACGGGGTCGGTCTCCGCCATGATGGTGGAACCCAGCCCGTCCTCCGCCAGAAGCGGCCGTGAAGCGAACGCGATACAGTCGCGCGAGAATGCCACATTGTGCACCGTGGTCTCTGCGATTGTGATCACCGCGTTGTCCGCCGCGGGCTGCTGCAACGGCGGGTTGATCGTCACGGCCCCGCCAGCGATATCCCTGGTGGCGGTGTACGGCTGCATATCACCCGCAATGGTGAATGCAACACCCGCACGAATGCCCGCAGCGCCCGCACCGTCCACCGTCAGGGACGAGACTCCGGCATTGTGGGCGTTGACCACGGCCGCGACGGCGCCTCCACCCCGAGTGGCCGTGAAGACCTGCTGATCTTCGAGCCATCGGATGCCGAACTTTCGC